TTTTTTTTGCCGGTGCCGGTGGCGCGGCGGTGTTTACGATTCTGGCGGTTATTTGGGGTTGCCATGTTTTTCTCCTTGGATCAGAAAGGCGGGCGTCAACAATAATCATGGTTGACGCCCGCCCGGGATATCTATTACGCGACAAAGACTTTACACCATGTCTTTGTGCATGATAGTGCCCTTGGATTTGCCGGTGATTTGCAGGATATCGTATTTCACACCCATCTTCATAAAATCCTCATTGCTGGTTTCTATGGAGCCATCAGGGGAAGACGAGGCAAACCGATAGTGCAATACCAGGGGTCCGCTGCTATCAATAAAGACGATCAGAAGAGATACCTCTACCGGAATATAGTTGGCGGGAATCGAGAATTGTTTTTTAGTGGTATCGACGGTACCATCTCGGCCAAACCGGTGCTGAAGAGGTTCCTTTGTCCATTGAGCATATTTGACTACAACGGAATCTTTGGATTCAGTTTTTGTTTTCCGTAGCGCTGGGTTTTCCCATACCCCCTTAACCTCACCACCGGAAATATCGGAATTGATCCCTGGTAGCGAGTCCAGAGCCGTATAGCCAACTGGCGTGAAAGTGCCAGCGTTTTTAGTGGTGTCTTCAAGCCATTTTGTGATAACCGTCAGCTCTGGGCAGTCGGTATCTTTCGGAGCGATAAGTACCGCCCCTTGTCCTGGAATGAATACGGCATCGTCCACATATGCCATGGTTATTGTCCCCTATCCCCCCTGACAGTCAGGGTGTATGTAGCAGATATTTGCTCGACCCCTGACGGGTTATGCGGCGCAATCCGTAGAGGTTCATTATCCGCTATCACGATAGCCACGCCGGTAGCAGGATGGTCACTAAGCGACAAAATAGCCTCCTGAACCATATCCGCCATATCGGCTACCTGGTCATAGTCAGGCCCCAACACGGTCACGGATATCTGGGATTCAAAAAGCATTCGATTCCATGGCATACGAGTGGTCGGCGCCATTCGAACAGGCGTGACCAATGTCGTTATCACCCTCGGGCTCAACCACGCATCTATAGATGCCGTAGCATGGCTCTCCGGCACAGTTTCGTTGATGTGTTCAACAACCCGTTTGATGATATCCGGGCGGGTGTGTTTTGGCGTCATCTGAGTTGGCCTATGGATCGTAGAAGTATGAATTTTCCTGGTACGAATTTGCCAAGTTCGCCGCCTTTTTTTTGTGTGAAGTGCCCGTATTCGATAGCGAGAGCGGCGGGATGGTTGTTATACACGTATCGGTCGGTAACACCGCCTTTGCTGCGGGCGGTGCCGATTTTGAAATTTTGGGAGTATTCACCGGTGCGGTGGTGTTGAGCGGCGGCGGCTTCGGCTTTGGTTTTGATAGCGGCGGCGGCTTCATCGAGGATGCCGGATTCGGCGGCAAGTTGGGCCATTTGCCGCCCGGTTTTCATGTATATTTTCACCACGGTGACGTTAAACCCCCTTGGTTTGGGTTGCCTGTTTGAGGCGTACTACGGTTCTGGCGGTGAGTCGTGAGCTGGTAAAACGTTCGGGCTCCCCGATAATGTTGTACAGCATGCCGTTACTGTCAAGGACTTGAGATAGTGAATCCCCCGGGAAAGTCCGGCAGAGGAAGTTTTTCATCGTGAGTACCTGGGTTTCGCCGGCGGTGGCCACGCCTAAAATCTCGTCTGTGGTTGATGGCTGGATTCTCCCCCAGCATTCGACTCTGCCGGTTTCTACCGGAATTAGGCGACCGTGCCGCCCTATTTGATTTTCCCGGAGTATCACCGTGACTTTATCTGTGGCGTGGGTTTTATGCCTCAGGCTCACCAGATCACCTGACCTTGCCGATTCTGGCGCATGTCGCCGCGGTAGGTGCTGATAGTGCCAAAGCCCTTGATTTTAGTTGTGGTGGTGGCGTAATCCCGGAGGATTGCCAG